TCATGCGTGTTGGTATTGGTGATAGGACAGCAATCGCTGAACTTGAGACTAAGCACCCAGCGACATTTGCAGAGTTATTGCGTCAAGAAGGTATCTTTGATACACTTGATGCTCGTAATCCTTTTGCATCCACAAAACTTCCAGAGCATGACATGCTTAAGGGAAGAATCATTGAGGCAGAAGATGTTGTTAAGGCTGAGATTAAAGACCTTCGCAATCAATATTCATGGTTGAATAAAGCACTTAAATTAGATAGTGCATTGCAAGACCGAGGAACTTCCCGTTTTGCATGGGTTGAAAGATTTCGTAACGATATTGCTACGCAACGTTCCATCAATAAACTTGAAGGTGGAGTTGATGATGTAACTGTTCGTGAAACTAAAGTTGGCGAAGCAATTCAAAAGATTTACCAACGTAATGCTTCATCTGTTGTAGTTCGTACAATCCAACGCGGTATTGCTGGGGTTGAACGTGGCCTAGATGATGCACCACACCAGACAGTTAACTTTAATGACAACTTGCAAAGCGTATCTCGTGTGCGCTCAACAATGCGCAAGTCTATTAATACCAAGGTCCTACCTCCATTAGAGGCACGCGAACTGTACAATTCTTTTGTAGTCGCAAAGACTGAAACAGAAAAACTTTCTATAGTTAAAAAAATTGAAGAGCGAGTATTTGAGCAAGTAGCAAATAAGTATAACGTACCTGCTAGCATTAAAGACATAGTTCTCAATAATTATATTGCTTTAACTCGTAAAAATCAAGCAAAAGCCAAGGAAGCAAATTCCGAAGGTAATGCATTCATGATTGAAAACGGCGAAGTAATTAATGACCCACAACTTATTTCACAGTTGGCTAACGGGGCATACCTTCCAGATGTAGAACTTATTGATAAAGCATTTAAGCGTTATGCAAAGAAGCGTGGTGCGGAAGCATCACTACCAATTAACTCAGCAATTATTGGTAAGACAGTGCTAGATGAGTTCAACTCAATTTGGCGTACATTTACTCTTGCTCGTACAGGTTTTCCAATTAACATTATTCGTGACTCAACTCTTCGTACATGGGGAGATGGGGTTATACTTTACTCATTAATGAATCTGTCAAAGGATGGCGTTGATGCTATGCTTGGCGCTCCAGCAAAGATTTCAGAGATGCGTCAATGGTCTAGTAAGATTACAAACCGCGAAAGCAATTTAGCGAAGATTCGTAATGACATTAAGTTGTATGATAACTCAATCAAAGACGCGGAACGCGGACTTAAGAGTTTCAAATATGACCCACTTAAGCCACCTAAAGAAATGCCAGATGACTTAGTTCGCACACTTGCTTACTTAGCAGAGTCTAAGGCTATGGCTACTGAACTACGTCGTCAAGAGAATGCTATTGTTAAAAACATTCCTTCTAAAGTAGTTGGTCCAGATAAGATTAGCATTGAGGGATATGATTTCCCAGCGGCTCTTTCAGGACGCTTTGGTGAAATGGCCATGAATAAACTTAAAGGCAAGGATGACATCCGTGCATTAACAGCATCTGTTCGTCAACTTGAAATGGCTGCGGTTCGCCGTGACCGTGACGGTGGATATGCAATTAAGGCTGTAGATAATGAAGATATCCATCTTCGTTCATGGAATGGTTTGCTAAACAATACACTTCGCAACGATGAAGTAAGCCGTAAAATTATGGAACTTCGTCTTAAGGGTGTAGATAGCGCTAAGATTGAAGCCGAAGTTGCGGCTTGGATTCGTAGCAGTGGTTCTAAAGACCTCTTTGAACGTTTTGGCTATGATGCTGATTTTAGAACACAGATGAAGGTAGCCGATGCAAAGGTTATCTATCAGAAGGCTAATGCAGCAATTAATCAGTTCGCTCCAGACATCAGATTACAGAAGATGATTATGGAAGATAAAGTTAATATTGTTGAGTTAAAAAAGATGTTTCCAGACATTACCACTCGCCCAGATGTAATCTCTGATTTAGCACTTGACCTAACTGGCCAAAGCAATATTGTTCGCTCATTTTCAGATTTATCTAAAAGAGCGGTAGCATCATTGGCTACTTGGGCTCCATCAAAATTGTCCTATAACCCGTACTACACAGCACAGTATGAACTTAAACTACAAAGCATGATTGCTGTTGCTAGTAGTCAAGGACGTATTCTTAAACTGTCTGATAAGGCTCAGTTTGAAGCAGTAGCACGAGATTATGCAATGACCCAATTCCGTGCAAAGATTAACGCATTCAATCGTGATATGAACTATCATGGATTAGTTGATTACCTATTTGCGTTTTTCCCTGCTGTAGTAGAGCAGTATCGTGCTTATGGACGTATTGCAATGGAACGCCCAGAGTTCCCATTACAGATTTTTCAGATGAGCCAGATTCCAAATCGTCTTGGTCAGGTTCAAGAAGACCAATATGGTAATAAGTATACAGAAGTTGTGTTGCCTATTTTAGGAATTAATGCTCGCTTATCTACCGACTGGTGGAACGCGGTTAATCCTACAGGTGGTACAGTTCTTTCTGCTAGCCCATTTGCAACTGCCGCTTATAACGAAATTTCTAAGAGTAAGAAGTTACCTACTCGCATTCATGACTTGATTCTTCCATTTGGAACTCAGGCTAATTCAGCAGGTGCTCTTACTCCTAGCACAATTCGTCGTACAGTACAGGCTATCCAAGCAACCATTCTAAAAAATGGTGAGCAGTTTAACCGAGATATTGATATGTTTATGGCTATGAAGCGTAAAGACTTTAAGGATACCTATGGCGTAGAGCCATCTGGTACCGATATGTCTTTAATTCAAGAAGAATCAAAGAATGATGCTGTAACATTGTCAGTAGTTCGTGCTCTTGGTGCAGGAATCCTACCATCTCAACCACGTTATGTTAGCCCACTTGAAAAGTATGCTGACTTATTAGGTAAGTATACAAAAGAGTTTGGTGCAGAGGGAACTGAAAAGTTCACTAATGACTACCCAGAACTATACATGCTTGCAGATAAGTTGACAGACACTACATCTGGTATTCGTAGCGATGATACTGCAGTTGCCTTGGTTCGAAAGAATGGTAAAACTATCTCTAAGATGGTTGCCAATATCGACAAGGGCAACTTACGTGTACTTGGTTCAGTATTTAACGATGATGACTATGCATTTTCTAGTTCTGCTAGAGCATATCTAACGACTAATAATATTCCAGGTCTTGGCAAGCGGTTCCAAACAGAAGCAGATGCATTAGATGTTGCAACTGGCTCTACAGTGAATCAAGGCTGGCGCGAGTGGAATAAATTAATCAAAGTCGTTAAGCAGACTATTACCGATGATGGTAAGAATCCAAATGTTGGATATGGTAAGAAGATTCTTGATATGTATAAGAAAAACTTTGAAGACCAAATGAAGACAGATAATAACCTTTGGTGGAATGACAAGAACGGCAAGAATTTCTCAAGTGCTAGAAATAATACTATTGACGTATTAACTATAGCCGCAAATACACCAGAATTATGGAAAGACTTGGCTAAACAGCCACGTTGGCACAGTATCGTGGATTATCTAAACTTCCGTTATCATGTAAAGGAAGAACTAGAAAGACGCGGTTCTGCCATTACTTCTGATAAGGCAGTAGATATTCGCCAACAAGTAGATGTCTACACAGCCAATCTAATGGCTAAAGACATTAACTTCGAGAATTTCTATAATAGATATCTTGATGGAGATACATTTGATTATGTATACGATGAAGTTGTTAAGGGGAAAATTAAGTGAGTATGACAAATCCGCAAGTAGGACCTGGCAAGTTTAACCCTACACCTAAACCAACGCCAACTTCTACTGCAACCCCTAAGCCTAAACCAACACCTACACCTACATCTAGTGGTTCTACACTACTTGACAAAATTAACAAGAGTCTTGGTGATAAAGGAATTAAGGTTCCATCTGGTGATGCATTTGCGGCAGTATCGTTAATTGATTCTATTTCTCAAGATAAAGCCAGAGCAGAACTTATTGGTAAAATGCTTAGAGCCAGAGGTAAAACTGTATCTGCATCTGCGGAAGCAATTAAAAATCTTTTTATCAGTGAGCCAGAACTGGCAACTATTGCTGGTAAGGCTGGAGATGACTACAATAAGTTAATCTCTTTACTTAGCGAAGATTTTATTCCAGGGCTTGGTAAGAAAGAAGCAGCACCAGCATTTACTGGTCCTTCACGTAATATCTACAAATATACCGATGCTGACATTGATTTGCTCATCAAAAGTGTATACCAAGAAAAGGCTATGCGCCTTCCAACTGCAGAAGAACTTGCTAAAGAACGTGCAAAAGTACGTCCTCAACTTGAACAAGGAACTGTCTCTACAACTAAGTTTGTAAAGAACGCTAAAGGTGTAATGGAGCAAGTTACCGTTCAAGAGGGTGGACCTACTAAAGAAGCCGTTGCCACAAGCATTGAAGAAAGACTCAAGCAAACAAATCCAGATGACATTGACCGTACAGCACGTATTGGTTTCTCTGACTGGATATCACAGAATGCAGCAGGTGCGTAATGGCAGACCCAACTGGCGTTGAAGCGGCAGCATCGTACGGTATTAGTGAGGCTTTACTAGCCGCACACCCAGAACTTAGAGCAGTATATGAACTGTTCAAGGCTGGCAATACTGGTGCAGCACTCGAGGCATTATATAAGACAAACTACTACAAGACAATGTCTTCTACTGTTAAAGCCCGCGAAAAACAAAAATTAGAACAACCAGTAGTTTATGCTGATAGCGTAGAAAAGTACAAGATTGCAGCAAGAAAGCGTCTAGTTACTTCTGGTATTAAAATTGATACAGCAACATTTGATAGCCTTGTAAATAATGCATATGCCAAGAATATGACAGATGACCAACTGGACCAGGCTATTGCAACCTCAGGTAAGATTACTGGCTTTGGTGGTAATATCCTTGGTGATACAACTACTCTTAAGACTTATGCAGCATCATATGGTGTAAATAGTCTTCTTAATGATGCATACTGGACAAGCAAGCAAAATGCATTGTTTCAAGGAACAATTACAACAGATGACATTCAAAAAGAAATTCGTGACTTATCCGCAAGCGCATTCCCAGCATATGCTGATGGAATTGCCAATGGTTTAAGCATAGCATCTCAAGCATCAAATATTATTACATCATATGCAACATTCTTAGAAGTAGACCAGGAAACAGTTGATTTTAACAATCCTACTGTTCGTAAGATTGCACAGTATGTTGACCCAGTAACTGGCAAGCCAGCAAGAATGCCACAATGGATGGTTGAAAAGACTATTAAGAGTGACCCAGCATGGGGCTTTACAAAGAATGGCCAAAAGGCTGTTGATGATTTAACACTCAAAGTTTCAAATGACTGGTTTGGAGGAGCACGATAATGGCAATACCAGACCCAAAGAATCCTGACGGTGCGGTACGCGTTGAAAAAGGCGATACATTATGGGCTATTGCTAAGGCAAACGATTTAACTCTTGCTGAGATTAGAGCACTTAATCCGCAACTTATGTCTAATCCTAAGTATGACAATGGTAATATAATTTTTAGTAATACCAAAGTTAATATTGCTCCACCTACCACATCTTCATCATCTAGTGGTGGTTCAAACGATGCAGCAAATGCAGCACGTTTAGCGGCAGAAGCAGCAGCAGCAGCCGCAGCGGCGCAAGCAAAAGCCGCAGCAGATGCAGCCGCAAAAGCCGCAGCAGATGCCGCAGCAAAAGCAGCCGCAGATAAAGCAGCAGCAGACGCTGCAGCAGCAGCGGCAAGGACTCAGGCAGAAAGAGATGCAGCAGCAGCGGCACAAGCCGCAGCAGCAGAAGCAGCAAGATTAGCAGCCATTGCAGCAGCAAATGCTGGAACTGGTGTTAGTGGAGTTTATTCTGGAACTGGAAATATTAATACTTCTGTAACTCAAGCACCACCAACAACAGCGCAAGCAGCAGCATTAGTTGCTGGGGCAACAACTCTTAGTGCAGCAGATAAAGCCAGATTAGATGCTCTTGAAGTGATGAAGGCTAGATTTAAGAAATATGGACTTGAGACTTTAGTTGAAAAGATTCGTCAGTTGGCTATTGAAGGTGCATCTGAATCAACAATTACATTACAATTACAAGAAACTCCTGAATATCAAGCACGCTTTAAGGCTAATGCAGTTAGACTAAAGAATGACCTAACAGTCCTTGAGCCAGCAGAGTATCTTGCAGTTGAAGATTCATACCGTCAGACACTTCGTGCTTACGGATTAAAGCAGTTTGATACAGATGAATATGTTAGCCAATTTATTGCTAACGATGTATCACCAACAGAACTTTCTAATCGTGTTCAACTGGCTGTTCAACGTGTGCAGAATGCAGACCCAGCGATTAGCAAGACCCTCCGTGATTACTACGGAATTGGTCAAGCAGACTTGGTTGCGTACACACTGGACCCAGCAACACAGTTTAAGAAGATTGAACGTCAAGTACAAGCAGCAGAGATTGGCACAGCAGCAAGACTGCAGGGCCTTGAGACTGGTGTTGGTGTAGCAGAACAACTTGCCGCACAAGGCGTTACTCAAGCAGAAGCCCAAAAGGGTTATGCAACAATTGCAGATATTCTCCCAACTGCAGAGAAGTTAAGTGCCATTTATGGTACAACTCTTGAAGGTTATGGACAATCTCAGGCAGAGCAAGAAGTATTTAATACTCTAGCATCTGCCCAGCGAGCACGTCAAAAATTGACTGCCCGTGAAGTCGCAGAGTTTGGTGGAAGTTCTGGTCTAAGTAAGACCGCACTTTCTACTGGAAGCGGCCAAATATAGAATCCTGAACGGACCCATCGGCCCCGTCAGCGTATTAGACCGATAGCAAGAGCCAATCTGTTTCCCCGAATAGAATCTGTGGCTTGCGAACTACAACGAATAGAAGGGTGGTTGCTATGAGCAACAACTACTGGGATGAAGAAGACGATAACGATGATGTTATCACAGGCAACGAAACTGAAAACGACTTGCAAAAGAAGTTGAGAAAGAAAATTCGTGCCGATGAAAAGCGCATCAAAGAACTCGAAGAAAAACTTGGTTCTTTTACCAAGATTGACAAAGAGCGAACCGTCAAAGAAGTCCTAGAAAAACAAGGTGTAAATGCTAAGGCTGCAAGACTAATCCTCAAAGATTTGGAAGACGTTAACGAAGAGTCAGTTAATACCTGGCTTGAGGAAAACGGCGACCTCTTTGGTTATAGTCCAACCGAAACATCACCTGCAATCAGTGAAGAAAACCGTGCTGCTATACGTAAGCAGGACAATCTCACTGCAGGTGCTTTAACACCTGACAGAGCAGAAGATATGGAAATGAGAATCGACCAAGCGCAAAGCGCGGAAGAACTCCAACGTATTCTCTACTCACAATAAATCATAGTTTCTACATTACCTTGGAGGTAATAACTTGGCTACAAACTTTACATCGACGGACTCAGCGTCCCTCGGAGGTACCGCTGGTAGCGCAGGTCTAGTACAGAAGGCATACGATAAGTTTATCGAATTTGCTCTTCGTGACGAACCCCTAATTCGTACAGTCGCAGACAAGCGCCCAGTTTCACCAACAAACAACGGTAACGTTGTTGTTCTACAGAAGTATGCAGACCTCTCTAACGCTACAACAGCGCTAACAGAGTCTACAGACATTGACGGCGTAACAATCGCAACACCTACATCTGTGACTATCACAATGCAGGAGTTCGGTAACGCTACAACTAACACTCGCGCTCTTAAGTTATTCTCATTAAACGCAGTGGACCCAGACATCGTAACATTGATGGCTCGCAACCAAGCAGATTCAATCGACTCACTTGCTATGACAGCACTTCGTGGCGGAACAAACGTAATCTACTCAGGTTCAACAGCAACATCAACTGCTACAGTTACAGCAGCAGCAACATTGTCAACAGCGAACATCGCTAAGGCAGTTGCTAAGTTGCGCGGTAACAAGGCATCAGGCAAGCGTGGTCAGGAATACTGGGCTGGAATCCACCCAGATGTTGCACACGACCTTATGCTTGAGTCATCTGCAGCAGGTTGGGTAGTTCCTAACGCATACGGTATCTCACAAGACCGTATCTGGGCTGGAGAAGTAGGCCGCTACAAGGGTGCTTACTTCATTGAGTCACCACGTCTATACGTAGCAACTGATGGTGCAAGTTCTGCAAAGAACTACCGCACAATCATCTGCGGACAGCAAGCACTTGCTGAGGCAGTGGCAGAAGAGCCACACACAGTTATCGGTCCAGTTACCGATAAGTTGAACCGCTTCCGTCCAATCGGATGGTACGGCGTTCTAGGTTTCGCACGTTTCCGTGAAGAAGCACTATATCGCATCGAATCAGGTTCATCAATCGCTTAGTTGATTGACAGTAGGGCAGGGGTTTCGGCCCCTGTTTTACGGTAAGTTCATTAAGGAGAACAATGGCAACTTATATATTTAGAACTCCATACGTGGAGGAAGGTCCTACGGGACAACACCGTCTGTTTTACTTTTTCAAATTAAGACAGGGTGTAACCGTAACTAGAACTGGTTCTACATTTGGACTTGGTCGTTACTTCTCACAAGACCAACTAGATGATGTAGATGAATACTGGCTAGGTGGACATGAATCATCTGTATCAGAAGCAACAAAAGCAGCATTAATTGCTGGTGGAATTGGCGTAACAGAGGCAAACTTTACAGTAGAGTAGGGACAAAATGGACTGCGACCATATTAGCAAAGTTGTTAAAGATGGATATAATTTAATAGATGGACAAATGCATTCAACAGTTCTTTTATGGGGATGCACCAAGTGTGACGTAACATCAGTAGAACCTTTATATGATATAACTGCAGCATTTGTAAGTAAAGAATCTTGTAAAGAAAATTGCGAATGTTTTGGCTGTAAGGCTAAAGGATTACAAATGAATACAGGAGATGCAGGCAGACCTGTTGGGAAGAAGGAATGGGAAGGCCGATTAAAGTTTTATAAAGATGCTAGAAATCAAGGCATCCAGCCAGCAGGAACGCAGAGAATTCAAGTCGAAGCAGCATACAAGGCAAGCGAAACATTGGGCAAAGCATATGATGCTGGCACGATGGGTGTAAGAGCAGACAAAGTTACGAAATCCGTAGCGGCGGTCATGAAAGAAACTGGAGCAGCATAATGATGAAGAACAAAGCATACAAAATGGGCGAAAAGATGGAATCTAAGAAAGAAAAAATGATGGAAATGCGAATGGGCAAGAAGACAATGAAGAAGTCTACTGCTAAGAAGGCTGTCGCAAAGAAGATGGGCAAGAAGAAGTAATGCCAAAAGTAGGAATGAAAGAATTCGCCTACACAGCAAAAGGTATGGCTATGGCAAAGAAAGAAGCCAAGAAGACTGGCAAGAAAATGGTAGTTAAAAAGACTGCTAAGAAACCAGGAAAGAAGAAGTAATATGGCAACCAATCCTAGAGTAGCGGCTTATGAAGCCTCTAAGAAGAAAACCATTCCTTCACCAGCACCCAAGAAGACTCCCTTAAAAGGAATAAGTATTACAGGTGCAGAGAAGTTGCTTCAAAAGTATCTTAGAGAAGGCATGAGCCTTGACAAGGCACGCAAGAAGGTATCTGCTGAAACTGGAATATGGCCGAATGGATTTACAAACTAATGGACGCAAGACTAAAGCGAGCAGGAGTTTCTGGTTTTAATAAGCCAAAGCGCACACCTTCTCACCCAAAGAAGTCACACGTTGTTGTGGCTAAAGTTGGTACTGAAGTGAAGACAATTCGTTTTGGTCAGCAAGGTGTTTCTGGTTCTCCAAAGAAAGCAGGAGAATCTGCATCTTATGCAGCACGACGTAAGTCTTTTAAGGCTCGTCACGCTAAAAATATTTCTAAAGGAAAGATGTCAGCAGCATACTGGGCTGATAAGGTTAAGTGGTAATTTAACTAAGGTAGGGGACAATGAAAGATACTTTGGCTATCGCCTGGTGCGATAATGGTATGGTAGATGGCAAGTTCATGCAAGGCGTTACTGATGTAATGCTACATGGAGGCGCTAATGTAGTAACAACTCTCCGTAGTTCTGGTAATCAAATTGGCAGACAACGTGAGACTGTAGCAAAATACTGGTATGAAAACAATAAATCTGATTGGCTACTATGGGTAGACTCAGATGTGGTAATTTCACCAGATACATTTAAGAAACTCTGGGATAAAAGGGATGCGGATGAACGTCCAATCCTTACTGGAGTCTATTTTACAACAGATACACCAGAAGAACCACTCATGATTCCAATGCCAACACTCTTTGAGTTTGTGGTACAAGGTGATGAAGTGGGTATTAAGCGCATGCATCCACTACCTAAAGATAAGTTTATCAAGGTTGGAGCCGCAGGCATGGGGTTTGTGTTGATGCACAGAAATGTAATCACCCGAATCCTAGAAGTTTTACCTAACACACCACTGTTTACAGAGGTTGGAGTTGGGAAGCAGTTTATGGGAGAGGATATATTCTTCTTCTCATTGTGTGATAGGGCTGATATTCCAGTCTGGTGTGACACATCTGCAACAGTTCCACATATGAAACGCTTTTCATTCGATGTTAATTACTACGATGCATTCGTAGGAGACAAGAGGAAATAATGACAACTACGCTGACCAATATGATTGATGAGGTTCAGGTCAATCTTGCTGGGTATACCTTCCAACAAGAACGTTCGACGTACCTTAGAACTGCAGTCACAACAACCACTTCATCATCAGTAACACCATTGGTCTTGTCACTTGGGTCGATTGACTCAGTAGGCAAAGGCATAATTGAAATTGATGAAGAACTAATGTGGATTGATTCTTATGACCGCATTGCAAGCACTGCTACTATCTCTCCATACGGTAGAGGCTACCTAGGAACTACAGCAACAACTCATGCTGTAGATGCTAAAGTATCTATCTCACCAACATTTCCTCGCTTTAACATAAAACGCGCAATCAACGATACAATCCGCTCTCTTGGAGCAAGCATCTTTGCAGTTAAGACAACATCATTTGTATTCAATGCCGCTCAATCAACATACGCATTCAATGACTTAAACATTAAAAACATTATTAGCCTAACCTGGGAGGCCATTGGGCCTACACAGGAATGGGTTCCTATCCGCCGTTGGGACTTTGACTCAGTGGCCGATACAGATACATTTGGTTCAGGAGCACAAACCGTAACACTTGGTGAGGCGCCAATCCCTGGACGTACGGTAAAGGTTGTTTACGCAACAGACCCAACACCATTTACAACCAATGCACAAGTCTATACCACTCAAACAGGACTTCCAGAATCGACTCGGGACGTAGTTATTCTTGGTGCAGCATATCGTTTACTTGCCTTCTTAGACCCAGCACGTGCTGCTCAAACCAGCCCACAGGCTGATGAGACAGATAGCAAGAGACCATATGGTTCATCACAGTCTGCTACAAAGCAACTATATGCACTTTACACACAACGCCTTAACGAAGAAACTAAAGCGCATCAACAAAACTACCCCCCACGAGTTCACTTCTCTCGCCGATAGGAACCTAAATGACAACTAGAAACTACTCATCCCGCTCACAGCAAACAACACTGTCATCGGCACTTAACTCTACCGCCACAACAATGGTTGTTGGTTCTGCATCAGCGCTCCTTGGTGGAGTGACTATTGCTGCTGGAACAACATTCACAGTTGTTATTGACCCAGATACAGCGCTCGAAGAAATTGTAGATGTAACACTGGTAAACAGCAATACTCTAACAATAACACGAGACATTGATGGCTCAATCAAGCAGGCTCACTCAGCAGGTGCAGTTGTACGACACATGGCAATTGGCCGTGATTATCGTGATGCTAATACACACGCTAATGGAACTCTTGCTGAACACGCAGCAACAACATCTTTAGAACTTAAAACACTTATCTCTGATGAGACTGGTAGTGGTGCTCTTGTATTTGCTACTTCCCCTACTCTTGTAACTCCAATATTGGGTACTCCAACATCTGGAACACTTACTAATACCACTGGTTTTCCTGCAGCAAACTTGGCTGGTCTTGGTACTGGTGTGGCAACATTCCTTGCTACTCCATCTAGCACGAACCTTCGTGGTGCGCTAACAGATGAGACTGGAACTGGTGCTGCAGTATTTGGTACTAGCCCAACAATTGCTACACCAACCATTACTAGCCCAACCATTACAGGTACTGGTGCTATCGCTGGTACATTTACAGGTAACTTAACTGGCGATGTAACTGGTAACGTAACTGGTAACGTATCAGGTACTGCTGGTTCTGCAACAGGTAACGCAGCAACTGCAACAGCACTTGCAACTGCTCGAACATTCCAATTAACTGGAGATGTAGAAGCAAGCGGAGTTACTTTTGATGGTACTGGTAACGTAAGCCTTACAACCGTAATTGGTACTGGGGCTATTGTTAACGCAGATATCAACGCTGCTGCCGCAATTGATAAGACAAAGATTTCTGGCACAGCAGTTACAGTTGCCGATACAGGCACAGTAACATCTACTATGATAGCAGACGGAGCAATCGTTAACGCTGATGTTAACTCTGCAGCGGCTATTGCCTATAGCAAGTTAAGCCTTAACAGTTCTATTACCTCAGCAGATATTGTTGATGGAACTATTGTTGCTGGAGACATTGCTAACGGTACAATTACTGCAGCAAAATTGGTCGCTGACCCTTATGCTCGCGCTAATCATACTGGCACTCAATTAGCAGCAACAGTATCAGACTTTGATACACAGGTTCGCACATCTCGGCTAGACCAAATGGCTGCACCTACTGGTTCAGTATCTGCTAATAGCCAAAAGATTACATCTCTTGGAACACCAACGGTATCTACAGATGCCTCAACAAAGGGCTACGTAGATGCACAGATTACAGCACTGGTCGGTGGTGCTCCTGGAACACTTGATACACTTGCTGAAATTGCATCTGCAATCTCTAGTGGTGGTTCATTTGAATCAACAGTAGTTCTTAAGTCTGGCTCAACAATGACTGGTGCTCTGACTTTGTCAGGCGCTCCATCATCAGACCTACACGCTGCTACTAAGTTATACGTTGATGGTGTTGCAGGTTCTGCTACTGCCGCTGCTGCTTCTGCAGCCGCTGCCGCTACAACTTACGATAACTTTGATGACCGCTATCTAGGTGCTAAATCAACACCACCAACTTTAGATAATGATGGTAACTCTCTTATTACTGGTGCCATTTACTGGAATTCAGTAACTAACCAGATGTATGCTTGGACAGGTTCTGCTTGGGGTTCTATTTCCTCTACTGCAGATATCTATCGTTTCCGTTTTATAGCATCAGGTGGAGAAACATCAGTATCTGGTTCAGATGCTAATGGGTTAACACTTGCTTATCTTCCAGGTAAAGAGCAAGTATACCTTAACGGTGTGCTTCTTGTTCGTACATCTGATTACACAGCAACTAACGGAACTTCTATTACATCTCTTGCAGCACTTACTGCTAGCGATGTTGTAGAAATTATTACTTTCACAGCGTTTGAAATTGCAGATTCAATTGCTCGTTCAGTATTTGATGCTAAGGGTGATTTACTGGTAGCAACTTCTAATGACACCCCTGGCAAAATTACCGTTGGGACTAATGGTCAATACCTACAGGCTGACTCATCAACTGCTACTGGATTAACTTGGTCAACAGTATCTGGTTATTCTGCACCAACACTAGGCTCTACATCTATTGCCTCTGGTGCAACAGTAACAACTGTGGCTGGCCTAACGTTGACAGCACCAACATTAACTGGAACAGTAACTGCATCAGGTGATATTAACCTATCTGCCGCAGGCGGTCCAGGAAGTCTTATCGACGAACTAACACTACTTCTTATGGGAGCAATCTAATGACAAAAGCACGAGACCTAGCAAACGCAGCCACAGCATTATCTGCTGTAACTGCGACTGAACTTGGATATGTAGATGGTGTTACTTCTGCTATTCAGACTCAATTAGACAACAAGCAGGCGATTAACTCTGCTGTATCTACTACCGAACTTGGATATCTTGATGGAGTCACCGCACCCATCCAAACCCAAATTAATAACATAGACTCAACCCCGACAGCACTAATGACAATGGGAGCATAACAAATGGCAACAACATATAAAGTCCTAGGGCAAGTAAATCCTAGCGCAACAACAGCAACAACCCTTTACACTGTAGGGGCTGGCAAGTCAGCAGTAGTTTCTACTATTGCAGTATGTAACCAGGCAGCAACTGCTGCTACATATCGTATTGCTATTCGTGTAGCAGGTTCCGCTCTTTCTGCTGAGGAATATATTGCTTATGATTCTACAGTAGCAGCCAATGATTCAACAATGCTTACTATTGGAATTACGCTTGCTGCAACAGATGTGATTACTGTATACGCATCATCTGCAACTGTATCCTTCAACGCATTCGGAAGCGAGATTTCATAATGGCCGTATCTAAACTTAACCCTGCTGCAGGTGCTACACCTCAAGCACTTCCAACAGGTATCCCTAGCAATTTAACCCTTCGTAATACATATACATCAACAACATCAGGGCTTTCGTTCCCAACAGCGCCAGTATTTGCCGTCCTAGTAGGTGGCGGTGGCGGTGGTGGAGGCGCACAGGTAGCGAACAACGCTGGTAATGGTGGTGGTGGTGGAGCAGTTGTAATGGGTTGGGTATATCCGTCATCAACTGTAACAATTGGCGCTGGTGGCGCTGCTGGTTCTGCTTCTGGACAAGGTGGTCGTGGTGGTACAACTTTATTTGCAGGACTTTTTGCAAGTGGAGGTGGTGGTGGTGCTGCTAATGGAAGTTCTGGTAGTAATGGACCAGGATTACTAGGTTCAGGTAGTGGCGGTAACGCAAATAACGTTGACGCATCAATTTTTCAATTTTCAACTGGTGGCGGCTTTTTAACTGGAACAGTTTGGTCAGGTGAGGGAAGCGGTCAATTTGCTTCAACTACTAAGGCGGCTGTTTACACTGCAGGCGGTGGAGGTTCTTATCAAACAGGTAGTGAACCTGCCGCTCCTGGTGGAAATACTGATTATTTTAGCGGTGGTGCTGCTGGCGCAAGTGGTGGAACTGGCTCTACTGGCTCTGGTGGTGGTGGTGGCGGTGCTGGTTTTCTTGGTAACGGAAGTGCTGGTACAGCAAACTCAGGAGTCAATGGCGGTTTAGGTGGCGCTGGAGGTTCTGGCGGTGGCGGTGGTGGAGGCGGTGGAGGCTCTGCTTCTGGTGGCTCTACCAGACCAGGTGCAGCAGGCGGCGCTGGCTGCGTTCTAATTTACTACTAGGAGAAAATTATGGCAACATTTGCAATTATGTCTGGCAATAAAGTAACAAATACTATTGTTGCAGATACAAAAGAAATAGCAGAAGAAGTTACATCTTCCGTCTGCATTGAATACACAGAAGAAAACCCTGCTGGAATTGGTTATACCTATAACGGCACAACTTTTGAAGAACCAACAGAATAACTAACAACGGAAGGTAGTAACTAATGGCTACAGTAACAAAGGCACTCTTTCGCGGAGCGGCAGCAACATCAAGCACGACCCTATACACAGTCCCAGCATCAACTACAACAATCATCAGTAATATTGCAGTGGTTAATACCGCTGCTTCTGCTGGAACATTTACTATACTTCTTGACGATGTTGATTTGCATACAAGTACAGCAATTGCAGCAAACTCAACTGCATATATTGACTTAAAGCAAGTCCTTGCAACAACTAAAACTATTAAAGGCTTTGCGTCTGCAACAACAGTAGACTTTCATATTAGCGGAGTGGAGATAGCGTAATGGGTATTAATACATTCCCTGCACCATCATCAGAAGTAATAACATATGGATATGCTGGCGCACAAA